AAAGCCAATAGAGCCGGTGAATCCTAGGGAACCCGTGAAACCATTTGGTCCCGGATCGGTACTGGCACTTCCTGTAAAGCCAATGGAACCCGAGAATCCGCGACTACCAGCAAAGCCAGTCGGACCAATTAGGTTGTTCGATCCAGTAAATCCTACCACTCCCTGTGATCCAGTATAACCGATCGAGCCCGAGAAGCCAGTTGGTCCAGCAGTGCCCAACGCCCAACTGAAATCATAATCCAAATTCGAGTTCTTAACCAGGACCTGCCCCGCAGTACCTGCCGCTGGCAACATTCTGGATGCAACAATACCAATGACTCCATCGCCCTGATCTACCAAAAATACGTCAGATGCGTTTAGATTTGGTGCCTGTGTTATTAGGCGTGGGTTGAAAAGATAGTCAAAATTGGTGTCTACCTTGGAGAACGACGAGCGGATTGGATCGCCCGTGCGATCGTTGGGCACCGTGCCGATATTGATTATTTGCTGTTGACTCATAGCTATACCTCGATATGTTATTTATGCATTTCTGGATGGTTAGCCATGATGGTTGTTATCGCTGCACTCCTGTATTCTGCGTATGTTCCCTCTTCAATTTCGATATGAACCCTAGGACAATGCGGTATATGCACGCCGAATGATGCCGAAATCTGTACCTCATCAATACCTACGCAAATACCACTCAACTCCTTTATGGTTAGGGGCTTTTGATTTTTGAATAAACCCACATGATCGTTTACCAATGCAGGTATTTTGATACCTAGTGTTTGGGCTGCGAGCAGCCGTAAGCCGCCGATGTGCTCACACACCATCCAATATTTGCTGTCAATGCATCGTTTCTCTTTAGGTATCAAACCAAACGGTCGAATCTTAGGGACACCAGTATTGACTACGATTGGGTACAATATCCCCCAACGCCCGATATGCTCCACGAGGTTGGACCAATATCCGATATTGTGTTCCATGAACTCTATGTATTCGTTATTGACATCCTGATACTTGCTGACCGGTAGGTTTTGAAACTCCGAGTAATGGCAGGGTTGGTCCAGGTTTATCACAGCGTCGGGATTGAGCTCAGTGAAATAAACTTGTACCTGTTGTTTCATGTTACGTGATCTTTAGTGTTAGCTTGTCCCAATCAACGATACGCCAAATATTTTTGAGGTATCGTTTTTTGTCGGGCCCGTAATCTAAGTACCACGAATGTTCCCACATATCAATGAGAAACACAATGTCCTTTCGTATGGCGTGGTTCTCTATTGTTTTGATCTCACCATTCTTGCTGAGGTAAACCCAGCCGGATCCTTGTAGAGCTAGAGCTTCCTTCTCTACCTCTGCCTGAAGATTTTCATAGCTCTTGAAATGATCTTCAATGAAGGAGAGCATGTTGTCTTTTGGACCCATGCGACTTGGCGCTCTGAACTGTGAGAAAAAGACGTTGTGAAGAAACGCGCCCGCCTCGTCGAATGCGGGGTCACCACCTTTTGTATTGTATCTGTCAACGTAGGTACGGGCGAGAATCTTGTAATGAAACTTCATGCATTCTTCGGAAAGGACAGGATCCAGGTCGTCTAAACCATAACGCAATGGTTCCAACACCAGTTCTTCTTTTCGTTCGAACAACTTTTTCCAGGTCTCCAGCATCATATCGATATTTAGTTTTTTTGTGCCAAAGTCATGAAAAAGCCCGAACGGTGTCGGGCTGTGTGTTAGGCTTGGTTAGCTATCTTTTGAGATAAGCTTTTTTGCTTTTTGATATTTGGTGGTTGACCTATGCCCATCTCATCATGGTTGAACAACCCATACAGTTTCAATACTCTGGGATCCTTCCCGCTAATCGAATAGATGATCGCTAGGTTGTGGGTGATGTGAGCGTGGCACATACTTTCACCAGGTACAGCATTGCGAAAATGGCCGGCACCTAGAAACGGTTTGTCACTCGCGCCAAATGGCTGCAACGGGTTCTCCAATTTCGTTTTGACGAAATCTTTGATCTTGGTTGCGATCTTGTCGTTTACAACCTTATCGCTGTATGTCTCTTTGTAGAGCTGGGTTACTTTGACGATCGTTGCCACTTGTTCATGTCTTCAAAGAGTGCATCGGCGGATTCATACTCAGTCCAGCTCTCGGTGTTCTGTGCAGCACGAGTAATTTTGACGAGATCTTCCGAAAGGAATCCCGACGTATTTGTCTTGTCGATCGCCTCGTGAAGTTCCTTATCCGAAAGGTTCTTGTAATATTCGTCAAGTTCCACAATTTTCATAACTCTATTTATCCTGGGTCAAATGAAAGAAAGGGCCTTGCGGCCCCTTCTCTTATGCAGTGTGCAATCGGCTGTGCTTCGGAACACGACCAATCAAGAACTCCATCTGGTCCGCAAGGATCTTACGATTCTTGAGGATCATCTTCTCGAACTGGTTCGGCACATACGGCACATACAGCAACGGCATATCAGCTTCCTCTGGAGTCCTGTTAGCCTTGTAGTTGTTACATGGCCGGCAACTGACCACAGTATTCATCCAGGTGTTCTTACCACCCCGACTCTTTGGATGAATGTGATCGATTGTCAACAGACGATCGGGATACTCTTGTCCGCAATAGGCACAAGTGTTCCTGTCACGACCGTACAGAATCACACGGTCTGCGAACTGTGTTCCGGACCTGTCAAGGAACTTGTTGCCCAGCAATGGACCCGAGACACCCACAATCGAGCTAATGTCAATAAATGACTGATTGCCCGAGGCGCGGTTAATACCGCCATAGAATGTCTTAATCTTGGATCCAATCTCCCAGAGAACCTTTCCATTGACGTAATAACCGATTGCTTCGTCGTAATGACGCCACTCTTTCGGCATTCCAGAACTGTCAGTAATCAAAACTTGGTGATTCATAGTACCTCCTTCACTCTTATATTAGCACCTTACGGCACCCAAGTCAACTTGTTTCTGGATGGTTTCATATGTATTTACTCGAACTAAATGCTAGTATTTTCAAATACCTAGAATAGCTAAATAGTTACATGACTTCCATCGACGTTCGAACCATAATGAATCAAGGCCTAAACCGAACCGGATATACCGGTTCTTCGGGTGGCGGATATACCGGTTCAGTCGGGGCAGATGGTGTTGGTTCAATTGGACCGACTGGCTTTACGGGCAGTGCCAGTTCTGCTATTGGTCCTACCGGCTTCACTGGATCGGGTGGTGCTGGCTTCACTGGCTCCGAAGGAATTCAAGGCACAACCGGTATGGATGGGGTTGTTGGTATAGCGTCTTCTTTCGATACGGGTACATCGGCACCGTCTGGTTCTGGATTAGCAACCGGAACCTTCAGATTTAACTCTATATCCAATCCAACTACATTGTGGCTTCAAACATCCGATGTATTTACGAATGCTACTTTGAAAACGTGGATACAACAATTTGGGTTGAGTACCACTCCGAATAACAAAGGTCAGATAATAGCAAGAAACACAGCATCATCAACCAATCCATGCGAAATAGTGTTTACCATCACTGGCGCTATTTCGTTTGGTGGAACTAGTGGAGAATATGCATCGATTCCAGTCACAACAAATGCGGTGAATCCTGGGATTACATCATTTACACCGGGTGACGTGTTCTCGTTTGAATTTTCCAGGACTGGCGATCAGGGAACAATTGGTTTCACCGGTTCGGTTGGGATTGGTTTCACTGGATCGAGCGGTGCAGGATTTACTGGCTCACTGGGATTCAGTGGCAGCATTGGATCAATAGGACCAACCGGATTTGTTGGATCATTAGGACCAACGGGCTTTACTGGTTCGGGAGCCAGTGGCTTCACTGGTTCACTTGGTCCTACTGGTTTCACTGGTTCTGTTGGTCCAGGTGGAACGGGTTCAATTGGGCCGACTGGCTTTACCGGATCAGCATCAACTGCAATAGGACCTACTGGATTTGCCGGTTCAATTGGCTTCACTGGTAGTATCGGCTTTACTGGTTCCATTGGTGCGACAGGATTCACCGGCTCAATTGGCCCATCCGGTTTTACTGGCTCAATTGGTGCAACTGGCTTTACTGGATCTCGTGGTCCGACTGGCTTCACCGGTTCACTTGGTCCAACTGGTTTCACTGGTTCACTTGGTCCAACTGGTTTCACTGGTTCGGCAAGTACGACGATTGGACCAACTGGCTTCACTGGTAGCGCGTCGACTGTTATTGGTTTCACTGGTTCGATCGGACCAACTGGCTTTGCAGGCAGTGTAGGACCAACTGGATTCACTGGTTCGATCGGACCAACTGGATTCGCTGGTAGTGCATCAACTGTGATTGGACCAACTGGCTTCACTGGTAGCGCGTCGACTGTTATTGGTTTCACTGGTAGTATTGGTCCAACAGGCTTTGCAGGAAGTATTGGTCCAACAGGCTTCACTGGCAGCATTGGCTTCACTGGCAGCATTGGTTTCGCTGGATCGGTTGGCCCGTCTGGATTCGCTGGATCTGCCTCAACAGTAATTGGACCAACTGGCTTTGCAGGAAGTATTGGTCA